TCTGCAATAGCTAGACAACTAGGTACTACTAATTTGACTGCAGAGAATTTTATAGGATTTTCTGCTGCTACTTACAGTGATGGTCAAACTGCGACTATTAAAGTTGTTGGTAATACAATTGCTGCTACGGGATTAACAACAGCACAGAAATATTATGTTGAAGGTGATGGAAGTTTAACCACTACTGAAGGTGACCCAAGTGTTGTAGCTGGTACTTCATTATCTTCTACTTTATTGTTAATTAAACCTCAATAAGATAGGACAATATACTAACTGGCACACAAAATATTTCTCGTAGATAGGAATCGGTTATAATTTAGAGGTCGCACAAAATTATGTGAATTTGACCTCATCAGAAAAACTAGTGTTTATAGCATCCTTTGTATGGATGATGAATTGGGGTGTTCGTTTAACACAGTCTTTTCTAAATTATGCACTATCTTGAAACAACAGGATACAACTATAGTAAAGTAAGGTGTGAACGTATTGTAAAATGGTTCGTGAATGCTTACCTTCCTCGCTATAAAATCAGTATCAATGTAGATCATCTTGGTTTAATCAGGCAAGGTGTGTTTGGTTGGATGTGGGCATCTGATTGTGATTACAGACCTCGTGAATTCGAGATTGAGATCCATAATCGTATGACACCAGAGAACTACACCAAAACCCTCTTACACGAGCTGTGGCACGTCTATCAGCACGTTAAGGGTCTTCTTAAGGATAAGCACAATAAACGTCTTTGGAAGGGCATAGACCACTCCGAGACTGATTATAAGAATCAACCTTGGGAGAAGCAAGCAAGCACTATGGAAGAGTATCTTTATACTCAATATTCCCACTATCTTACAAGATCTAATCTTTCTTTATAATGACAAAAACTGCAATTAAAACAGAGTTTCTTTGTGTTAAACCACGTTCAGAGTATGCACAAGAAATGTTTGAGAACTCTATGTATAAACTACATTCATGTAGAGTAGCATGGAGAAGGAACGGTGAAATTGGTCTTGAATCAATTACTAATCGTTTTGACTTTACAATCCGTGAATGTGGAGATGATGATTGGGATATTATTACTTGATTAAATAGGTGTAGAAATGGATGTTACGGCAATGTTTGCGGTTCTTATCGCTGGACTTATGGAATGCTCTGATATTCAGGGTATTATAGAGACTGTTAAGTCTGATAGGAACTTATCATCTGAAACTAAAACAGAATTAGTTGAAATACTACTTCAAGGAACCCCACAATGTGAATTAAATGACGGATCAGAAAACACTTGATGAAACTAAACAGGAAAAATGGGATCGTGGTAAGACTCTTATGTTGGAGTCTTTGCATAAACCTGATGATAGATTAAGAGGATGTGCCCATAACCAAGAATGCTATCATGAATTGTTGGAGATAAGAGATCAAGTAATTGAAATGGTTAGAGATATGCCTAATCCACATACTCCACCATTAGCATTTGGTAAGAAGAATAATCATGTAGAACCTACCATTGAAACACCAAATGGTGACATCAGTGAGACTCTCATGAGTGGTGCTTTAGGTGCATATTATATGTCAGAGAAAAGAGAGTATTAGGTATAAATTTTTGTTGCATTAAGTTGTCATTTCAACACAAATATGTTATAAATAGTATTAGTCACCGAGAGGTACATTTAAGAGGTAACAATGCATTAAAGGTGTATATTATGTGTAAATTTATGGAGAAGATTAATGCACAATTTAATTTCATACAATCAACTAGCAGGAGAGGAAACCTTTGATCCCGAAAATGATTTAATCGCAGACTATTATCAGTGTTTAATTGAATGTGATGACAATCAGTCAGTTTGCAAACGTATATGTAAGGAGGTTCTAGTATAATGCTAACACAGTCACATCCACCTTAAATAGACCATAAAACATAATAATCAATTAACCCTTGACACTTTCTGTCAGGGGTTTTATAATGTAATCAATTATGAGGAAAAAATGGAAGGAGAAGGTGATCTAGTAGCAGAACTCTTAACAATTACTGCTGAATTGGGTGGAAAGATGGAAAGACTTACTTGTTATAATCGTGATACAACATGGAAGAAGATTGAGATAATATATGGTAAAGAGGATTTATGATACATAACACAGATGCTATGGAAGACATGAACAATCCATTAAGTCCAGTTAAGATGGTGAGAGAAACTTACTCACGATGGTTGCAGAAGAATATAACTGAAGTGCAGGTGCAATTTAAGGATGAAGAACCTGCATGGATACCTTACACTACACTATTAGCAATGCAAGAAACCCATGAAAGATGAACTCCTAGAACTCATAAAGAAGTATGCTTACAAAAAGGGTGAATATACCCTCTCATCAGGTAAGAAGAGTGAACACTACGTTAATTGTAAACCTGTAACTTTAAGTGGTAGAGGTTTAACATTAGCTAGTCTACTAATGTTAAAGGAAGTGGATACAACTTATGTTGCTGGTCTTACATTAGGTGCTGATCCTCTAGTGAGTGGAGTTGCATTAGTTTCTGCTCTTGATAGTAGGATGGTTAATGCACTAATTGTAAGGAAAGAAGCAAAGGGACATGGGACACAAGCATGGATTGAAGGATTACTTCCACCAGAGAAAACAAAGGTAACTGTATTGGAAGATGTTATCACAACAGGTGGATCTGCTATCAAGGCAGTAGAGAAACTTCGTGATGCTGGATATGAGGTGGACACTGTGGTTTCTATAGTTGATAGGCAAGAAGATAACGAGGCAAATGAGGCAATGAAATTGTCAGGATTACAACTCAAAACTATCTTTTCTTTAGAGGACATTGCATCTATATAATAACAGTTTTGTATAGATTATTACAATGGCAACTATTACTTTACAATCTCCTGATGGATCAACTGAAACATTTGAATGTGATGAAGATACTACGATTTTAGATGCAGCAGAAGAAGCAGGTGTAGATCATCCATCATCATGTAGAGCAGGTGCATGTTCTTCATGTTGTATGAAGATCGTTGAAGGAGAAGTGAACCAAGAAGAGCAGACATTTTTGGATGACGATCAAATGGATGAAGGATTTGTTCTCACTTGTGTTTCCTATCCTACTTCAGAAGAAGTTACTTTACTTACAGAACAGGAGGATGAGTTATAAATAGTCCTTCGGAGTATTAGGACTATTTTATTTTGAAGGACAAGAAAGCAGCAAAGAAATTACTTAAACTTGCAAAAAAGCATCCAGACTGGTATACTAAAGAAGATGTTCTCTATGCTAAAGAAGTTAAGAGACGTATTAAAGAAGAGAAAAAAATCAAGAAGGAATCTAATCATGAATAACAAAGAGTACACTGAAAAAGAATATTGGGAAGGTAAAGTTCCTGATGAATTATTTGATGAGTATCTCCAAAAATATGGTTATGCTTATACTCCTCTTGACTACACCAAAATCCCATCACGTTATTAATCATGGCACTATCTGAACAAACACTAGATCATCTACTTGAAGCAGAGGGAAATATTAGAGCAGCAATTAAATGTGCTGCGGTGAATGAAAATCCATTGGTTATAACTCAAATATCTAAATTACTTTATGATATAGATCATCTTAAGCAGTTTGAGAAATTGCAAGATGTTATTGAATCTCACATGAATAATAGTGACGAATGATTGCGGAACTCTAAAGACATTATAAAGTTTATAGATAAGTCATATAACTATGTTATAATATCCTAACATACCACCATAGAACTATGATTAACCTAGACGAACGATACCATTCTTACCTAGATGGACGTAAGAAATTGAGAATAGATGGTGTTGAGGAAAGGGTTAAAGCATACGGTTGGCACTGTGATGGTAATGATATTAAGGGACATTATGTAACAACAGAGAATTTTCAGTTGTTTTATAATATGGATGGACTATTCACAAATATGGTGGCACTCAACGAACTGGCACAAACTTCTAGGTGAATGGATGCCTTTCTGGTATAATAGGATTATAGACAAAAATTAAAATGAAAATCGCACTTGCAGCATTGTTGGCATTGACTCCTGTTTCTGCTCTTGCAGATGACTATCAGGCAGGATATTCACATGAAAGAAAATGTTTTAAGACAGAATATAGAGAAGAGTATATTCCAGGAACAGAAGATAATCCTGGTTATGTAAAGTCATGGAAGGATACTGTTGAGGTTCTTTGTGACAATAATCCTAATGTTGGATGGGATAGACCATATCCAAGACAATCAGAAAGACCATACTATCGTAGACATGTAACTGTTTATGAGGATACTAATGATTGTAGTGATGGTAAGATTGCTGGTGGATTACTAGGTGGTGGTATTGGTGCTGCTGTATCAAGAGGAGATGGACGTTGGTGGGCAATTCCATTGGGTGCAGTAGTTGGTAGTCACATTGGATGTGATCTTGCTGGCGGTTAATACAAAAGGGGGACGTTGAAACTGTCCCTATATTGGAAGGGATACTACAGGGTAACGTCCAACAGACTTC